CCGGAACTTCTGCTTCTGCTGACTTCTCTATTAATGATAATCTTGGGCTTTACTCAAACAACTTCATTGATATTGGTATTAATGGTTCTAATTGGTCAAATTCTCAGTGGACAATCAACGGTCCATCTGACGCTTACATTTATACAGGTAATACAAATCTAGCGGTTGGTACGGGCGGTAACCAAGGTAATATAGTATTCTTCACGGCTGGAACTCTCGCTGGAAATGAAAGAATGCGTATTACAACTTCTGGTAATGTTGGTATTGGTAACACCAATCCAACTGATAAGTTATCGGTTAACGGCTCAACGACTCTTGGTGGAACTGTAGTTACAGGAAATACAACCGTAACCGGTTTTGTAAACGCAACTTCTTCAGTAAACGCCTCTTCTCTTACAGTTGGTACTGGGTTTATTGCCAACACTACTGGCGTGTATGCTGGTGTTGTAAATGGTTCAACAATTTCCGTTGGTACTGCCTTTACTGCTAACTCGACTCTCGTAAATGCGGCTGCAATAAACGTAGTAAATCAGGTTAACACTGCTACTCTGTTTGCAACTACTTCTGCGAACATAGCTTCTGCAGTTCTTGCAAACTCAAGCGGTCTTTATACCACTGGTACTGTTAACGCCGTGTCACACACAGTAGGAACTAACTTCGTAGCGAACTCTTCTGCCATAACTTTGACCGGCACTTATGCTATCAATGGTTCAACTACAGATCTTTCGGTAAGAAATGCTACCTTCTCTGGAAACGTTGTTGTATCAGGTAGCGTTGTAACGGTAAACAGCGCCACACTTCAGGTTAACGATAACGTTATAGAAGTTGGTTTTAATAATGGTTCCCTATCAACAGATGCAATAGACGCAGGTATTTACACTCCGTCGAATACTTCCGGAACTCTACAGTATTCTGGTATCGCTCGTATCGCTGCATCTTCTACCAATGGTAATCCATGGTATAAGATTTTTAACACTACTGCAAATCCAAATAGCGGTCTAACTATCACTAGTTCGACGACTGGTATACTTCAAGCTTATCTGTATCCATACGGAACTGGCGGTGCTTTTGTTGCTAACTCTACAGCTGTTAATATTACCGCAAATGGTACAGTTTCTTCGGCTATAGTTGCTAACAGCTTGACTTTGAGCACTGCATTGGCAGCTACGTACGGTGGTACTGGATTACTTGGTTCTTCTTATGCTGCTGGTGATTTGCTTTACGCAGCTATTTCATCTCCTTCAGCTTTAAGTAGATTATCAGTACCCGGTTCAGCGGCCAATGGTCAAGTGTTACAGATTACTAACAACTTACCAGCTTACGGAACTCTTGACGGCGGAATTTTCTAATATCATCATAACCACAAAGTGATTATACCTATGGAACAAGAATTAGTCAATACATATATTGAAAAAATGTCAAATAGATTGGGGGATTTTTTAAAATCAGAAATCCTCCTTCAGACTCAATTAGAATTAGCACAAAGAGTCGTTAAGTCTTTAACTGACGAAAACAATGAATTAAAAGCACAGTTAGAAAAACTAAATAAGAAAAAGAAACCGGAAGTAGATACTTCTTCGTTTTAATCCTCGGTATATACCGATTGAATAGGAGCGCCAAGATTGGCCAATAATATTTTTCAGGTAAAGCGCACCAGCACTTCTGGAAGAACGCCTAACACTACCAGTTCGTCTAATAGTCAATACATCAACGCCGGTGAATTTGCTCTGAATATGACCGATCAGATTCTTTATACATCTGACGGAACGAATCTTATTACAGTTGGCGCTAATACAGTTAATCATAACGTGACTGGCAATTTAACTGTAAAAGCGATTGTAGCAAATAATTCGCTAGGTACAGCTAACCAAGTATTAACATCAAACGGATCTACAGTTTATTGGTCAACAGTTTCTGGTGGCGGAGGTGGTAGCGCATTACCTGCTCGTCAAATCTATACAGCCAATGGTTCGGTAAACACATTCACTGTAACTGGTGGTTACTACGCCAATAATCTTGACGTATATCTCAATGGCGTTAAGCTTGTTAATGGTACAGATGTTAATACAGCAAGTGGTTCTACTTTTACAATCCTTGGATCTAATCCTCCCAATAATGCTGTTATCGAAGTTGTTGGTACATCAGCATTAACAACTACTGGCGTAAGTACAGTCGTAAATCAACAAATTACTGCTAATGGTTCGGCAAACTCTTTTGCTATCACTGGTGGTTATATTCCAAATGGTATTCAGGTTTATCTTAATGGCGTTAAACAAATACCTGGAACAAACGTGTTTATAACTTCTGGAGCTAACGTTGGATTCGCTGTTACACCTTCTAACAACTATATTATCGATGTTTATGGTTATCAAACGGCTGTTTCTTATGTTTCTAATACTGTCGTTGTCGGCAATACAACTATTGGTTTAAATAGTATTACCACAAATGCAATTAGCGCCAATGGTTCCGTTGGTTCTAATGGACAGGTATTAACATCTAATGGTTCTGCAGTTTATTGGGGCGCTGGTAATGGACCTGCATTTAGTTGTTATCCAAATGCACAACAAACCATATCAAATTCAACATTTACACTTGTCGCAAACCAAGTAAAAGAATACGACACAAACACTTGTTATAATAATACAGGTTCAACAGTAACACTTAATGGCTTATCTGTTCCAGCCTATGCTTTTTGCCCTAATGTCGCTGGATATTATATGTTTACTGGCGCAATTCAATATGGAGCTAGTATTACAGATATTCTTGTGCAGCTTTCGAAAAATGGCGGAGCATATCAAAAAAGAGGTTCATTGATTACTGGAACATCGGCTGGCACAAGCGTAGCTGCTATGTTTTATTTAAATGGAACTGGTGATTATGTTCAACTTTATACATATCAAGGAAGTGGATCTTCTCAAAATACTGATGGGATATCTGGCGATTGGCCAATCGTGCAGTATTTTCAAGGTTGCATGATGAGAGGTGCTTAATATGTCTCTTTATGAAAAAATAATCAAACTTTATCCAACATTAACAATGGCAGATTTTGCTTTTGGTACGGGAACCATTGTTTTACAAAACGATGGTGAGGGTGATTATATAAAATCTTGGAATCATCCTACTCTTGCTCAACCCACGGAACAACAACTTGCATCAGTACAATAAAGGCATAACAAATGACAATAACTAATGATCTTGCTGTTCTTGCTGGTGGTGCTGGTAGTGGTGTAACATACCGTAATCGTCTCATCGATGGCGGATTTCAAGTTTGGCAACGCGGTACTTCTTTTGCAATGGCAAATGTTGCCAGTGCAGACATTTATACAGCCGATCGTTGGATAGGCGAAGCGAGCGGAGGCGGCGGTAACCAAACTGGCAGCACTGTAACATTTGCGTAGCATCATAAATAATAATAAAAGGTAGAAAATGACACAGGCATATCAATTAGGCGATCTTGGACAACTACTGACAGTTGATGCTGTCGGTAACAATATCACATTGGCTGCCAATAGTGTTGTTGTTGGTAATGCTTCTGTTAATGCTACTATTAACTCGACTGCTTTTACAGGTACAGCTAACAATACATCTTTCGTAGGAACTGTATCTGCAGCTAACGTAGTTTCGAATGCGCAGTTGACTGCCAACTTAGCAAACTACCAAACCACAGCAGGATTATCTGCTAACGTTGCGACATTATCTTCAAATAATGCATCATATCTTGGTGGAGTAGCAGCCGCATCATATGTTAATACTTCTGGTGCTTACACAAGAACTGGTGTCACAACATTCAGCGCAAATCTTATAATTTCAACAACTGCTGGTATTTCTGCTAACGGATCTTTTGGCACAGCCAACCAAGTTCTTACTTCTAATGGTAGCACTGTTTATTGGTCGACAGTTTCTGGTGGTGGCGGTGGTTCAGTAAACGTTGCTGCTCAGTACACATGGACAAACACACAAACATTTACGAATACAATTACATTTAGTAGCACTATTAACGGTACGGCTAATAATACTTCTTATGTTGGCTCTGTCACCGCTGCTAATGTTGTTTCCAACGCACAATTACAATCTAATTTAAGCAATTATCAAACTACCGCTGGGTTATCAGCCAACGTAGCAACATTAGCTGCAAATTCATCTACTTATGCAAATCAGTCAATAACAAATACATTTACTGTTGGTACTGCTGCATATCACGTATCTAATGGTAATATGGGTATTGGTACATCAACGCCAGCGTATAAATTAGACGTTAACGGGTCAGGTAGAATCCAAGGATTGTTTTTTAGCGCGAGTGGCGATCAATATCTATATGATTCTGGTGGCGGTTCAGCAACTATACGTGCTGGTACAGGTGGAACAGATGTTTATTATGCATTTTATGCAAATGGACAATTTGCTGCTTTGGGCGGCGGTGGTTATTTTAATGGCAACTTAAATGTATCAGGTAATATATCTATAGCTGGAAACCAAGCAGTTAATGGACCTTCTTTTTCTGCTTATCAATCTTCATCACAATCTATTTCAAGTGGCGTATCAACAAAAGTTCAACTACAATCAAAAGAATGGGATACCAATTCTTGTTTTGATGCAACTACGAATTATAGATTTACCCCAACCGTTGCTGGTTATTATCAAATTAGTGCGGGTATTAATTTCACGACGTTAGCAACTTCAATCACTTTTGCTTCTATATTTAAAAATGGTGTGGAATATAAAAGACTTACTCAAACATATTCATCTGTTTATGGTATAGAAGGTTCAGCGATTGTCTATCTAAATGGTACTACAGATTATGTTGAGCTTTATTGTTTTCAATATAATGGTTCATCAATCAGTTTGTCTACCGGTGTCAATTTAACATATTTCCAAGGCGCGATGGTCAGGGGGGCATAAAATGACTTTGTATGATAAGATAATGAAAATTTATCCACAACTAACTTCCGGAGATTTTTATCCGAATACGGGAACAATATCTTTGCGAAATGATGCAGATGAAAGAGGCGATTATATCGAAAAATGGGAGAATCAAACGTATCCTAAACCAACCGACGAACAACTTGCCGCTATAACAGAATAATATATAAATAAGAATAAACGTCATAAGAGGAAAGGGAATCTATGACAGATACAGTATTCGTAGCTAAAAATGGTATTGTGGCAAATACATCGTTTGCCGCTAATTCCACAGGAATTTATTTTAATAACATAAATTCTACATCTAACGGTATTTTTGCTAACGGATCTGTAATTTCTGTTGGTAATTCTTCCGTTAATGTTTCTGTTAATTCTACAAATTTTACGGGAACTTCTAACAACTCATCTTATCTAGGCGGAACCATAGCTTCCAGTTATCAAACTACCGCCGGATTATCTTCAAACGTTGCAACATTATCTGCCAATAACTCTACGTATCTTAATGGCCAACCATCGTCTTATTATCAAACAAATGGTGGTTTGGCTGCTAATGTTGCTACTCTAACGTCTAACAACACTTCTTACGTTGGTTCTGTATCTGCTGCGAACGTAGTTTCTAATAATCAACTACAATCAAATCTTTCTAATTATCAAACAAACGCTGGATTAGCAGCAAACGTTGCAACACTAACTGCAAATAACTCTACATATTTCAACGGTCAATCCGTTTCATATTATCAAACGACCGCTGGATTAGCAGCAAACGTATTGTCATTAACTTCTAACAACACTTCTTACGTTGGTTCTGTATCTGCTGCGAACGTAGTTTCTAATAATCAACTACAATCAAATCTTTCTAATTATCAAACTTTGGCTGGACTTTCTTCAAACGTCGCTATTCTTTCTTCAAATAATTCTACATATTTCAATGGTCAACCAGCTTCGTATTATCAAACAAACGGCGGTTTGGTTTCTAATGTTGCTTTATTAACTGCAAATAACTCTAATTATCTAGGCGGTATCAGTTATTCTTCTTATGTAAACACAAGTCAATTAAGCGCAAATTTGAATAATTATCAAACGACCGCTGGATTGGCTTCAAATGTAGCTACGTTAACATCTAATAACACTTCTTATGTTGGCTCTGTATCCTCCGCTAATGTTGTATCTAATACTCAATTACAAGCAAATTTAAACAACTACGCTGCTTTATCTGGCGCCACATTCACTGGCGACGTATATATTTACCGTTCGGTCGCGCCGACGACTGGTGTTTTATTTTTAAATAATAGTGGAACTAGATATATTTATTATGATGGAAGTAATTACCAATTAAATGGAACCAATTTATATGTCAATGGTAGTTTAGCTCTTACTACTTCAAATTATAATAGTTATGCTCCTACGTTAACTGGTACAGGCGCTTCAGGTACTTGGTCGATTAATATATCTGGTGGATCAAATTCTTCTGTATACGCAAATCAATCCGTTACTAATACGTTTACTATCGGCACTGCCGCTTATCACGTATCTAATGGTAATATGGGTATCGGCACGAGTTCTCCGGCCTATTTGTTAGATGTTAGTGGAAGTGCTCGTTTTACCGGTTCTGTGATATTAAACACAACCTCTGGAATATATGCTAATGGTGGTTACGGCGTCGCGGGACAAACTTTAACTTCTAATGGTTCTTCAGTATATTGGTCGAATGGCATAAGTAGCACGAGCAATATACAAGTAAATTCTCTTGGTGTCGGAACAGCCGCTTCAGGAACTACTGGTGAAATCAGAGCGACTAATCAGATAACAGCTTATTATTCTGATAAGAGATTGAAGACTGACATTGTTCCTATAAGCAATCCCATCGATAAGATAATGAGTATATCCGGTGTAACTTACAGAAGCAACGAAATCGCAGCTAGTTACGGTTATACGGATGACAGCGAACAGGTTGGAGTTATCGCCCAAGAAATTGAAGCCGTGTTGCCACAAATCATTAGACCGGCGCCATTCGACACCGACTATGTTGATGGAAAACTTGTTTCTAGATCTGGTGAAAACTATAAGACGGTTCAGTATGAAAAAATCATACCTTTATTAATTGAAGCGATCAAAGATCAACAGAGACAAATTGAAGAATTGAAAAATAGAGGTTAGTAATGTCAACAATTTTGAATAGTTCTGGAATAGTTTTCCCTGATAGTACGACACAAACCACTGGTTCTTCACAACTTACTAGAATAAGCAGTAACATACCAGTTTTTAATATGCAATATAGTGGAAGCGATTACGCTATTAGTAACGCGACTCAGACAAAAATGATTTTGAATAAAAACAATTTTGATAGTCATGGTGGTGTGGACACAACAAATTATCAATACACTATTCCTATAAATGGATATTATAGAATCAATTACGGCGCTTCATTACATGGTTATTACTATATCGTATCTTCTATATACGGCATGACATATTATGATATGAATTTAAGAGTTAACGGAACTAATGTAGAAGATGATGGTGTATATTACATGAATTCAGGAAATTATGGTATGGGATTTATAGGTCAATCTGCTTCTATATTATTATATTTGAATTCTGGTCAAATTTTGACTCTTTACGCGCAAGGAAATGTGTTTACTTTGGGTTCGGGCATCGCGGTTCAAAGTTCTTTTTTATCTGGTCATTTAGTTAATTAAGGTTAATATATGTCAACTATTTTAACAAACACAGGAGTAACATTTCCAGACGGATCAACACAAGCTTCTTCCGGATACACTCCACATGTTGTTTGTAGAGCATATATTACAACGAATCCAACTATTACAACTTATCCTGGTAGTTGGGTGTTAGTTCCAATTAATGCTGGGTCTTATGATAATTCAAGTTCTTTCGACGCAACAAATCATGTGTTTACAGTTCCTCAATCTGGTTACTACTGTGTTTCTTATTTGGTTGGTGTTAACGCAGTAACAAGTGGTGTTTATATTTTTGGTTCAGCGATAGGAGTCAATGGAACACCTGTTTTTTCAGAAAATTATTTTCAACCTTATTCTTTTGCCCCACAATCTTATCGCACAAGAGGAACTTCGATTCTTCATTTTAATTCCGGTGATAAGATAGGTGTATATGTAATGGGTTACGGAAATGTTTCGTATTCTGGTTGTTGTTGTTGTGTAACAAATTATAATTTTCAAATAGCCGCCGCAATTTTAGATATTCACCAAGTACGTTTTTAGGATTTAATTATGTCAACGTCAATTAACAATTCAGGTATAACGTTTCCAGATAGTACTACTCAAACCAGTGCGGCTATATTGAATAGTAATATACCTGTATTATCTGTATATTACACGTCATCAACGTCGATTTCTTCTGGAACTTATACGACTATTCCTTTCAATACGGTTTTTGAAGATACTCATTCAGGTTGGAATTCCGGTGGAAATTATTATACAATTCCTATAACCGGATATTATCAAATAAACGCAGCAACTGGGGTTTATTATAGTTATTTGATGGCCGCTCTCACTAGATTAATGACAAGTAGCGGACAATCTTATCAAGGCGGTCAGATGAATGGATATACATATGGCGGTGGTAATATTCCTGCAGGATATAATTTTAGAGGAAATGTAGACACCGTTTTTTATCTGACCTCAGGAACCACTGTATATGTTCAGGCGTTGGGTGTATCTTATAATAGCGCGGCGGTAACTAATTACGGTAATAGTTTACAACTTTATTATATCAGATCATAAGAGGAAATTATGGCAGACTTACATCTTGGACTTATTATTTTATATCCCGAATTACAGTCAAATATCACACCGTTTATTGACGGGAAAACTATCGTTCTACAAGATGATAGCGACGGTAAGGGACCGTATATAAAAACTTGGAATTATACACAACCAGAACCCACTCTTGAAGAGGTTATCGCCGCTTCAACATCGAACGCTGCTTTGGCTTATGTTGCCAATGTAACAGCTCAATTCGCAAACGTATCTTCTAATAATACTATATTAAATCCTATTAATCAACCGGTTATAAATATTGCTAATACACCACAACCTATATCTACGGGTACGCAGACTATATGACGATAACTACGATAGCTCCGGCACATTCTTTTGTTTATGATGGAGCAAGATTAAATATCTATCACGCTGATAAGGGTCAAGGATTACCAAAGCATACTCATGCTTACGCACATGCAACGTTTTGTACTTCGGGTTCTTGTATATTGAGAAAAGAAAATAAAGAAGTTATGTTTAATAAAGACACACAGCCCGCGAATCTAGTTGAAAACGAATGGCATGAGATAGAAGCGTTGGAAGATAATACAGTATTCATCAACGTATTTTCAGAAGGTAAATTCTAATGGCATTACCAACGAATAGACAACAATTTAAAGATTACTGCCTAAGAAAATTAGGCGCTCCGGTAATCGAAATCAACGTTGATAATGACCAAGTAGAAGATCGTATTGATGAAGCTCTTCGTTATTTTTGGGATTATCATTTCGACGGCGCGGATAAAATTTATTTCAAATATCAAGTACAGCCACAAGATATAACAAATCGTTACGTAACAATGCCAGAAAATATCATTGGTGTTGTTAACCTATTTGAAATTGGTCAGGCTCTTAATACAAATAACTTATTCAATATTCGTTATCAGATAGCCTTGAATGATTTGTATACTCTTACTTCAGTTTCAATGGTTCCTTATTATATGGCCATGCAGCATGTTCAATTTTTAGAACAAATGCTGGTTGGCAAACAACCATTAAGATATAATCGTCATATGAACCGTTGTTATATCGATATGGATTGGAGTATTATCAATCCAGGTGATTATTTAATTATTGAAGCGTATCAAATTATCGACCCCGATCAATTTCCACGTTGTTGGGGCGATCGTTGGTTGGCTCGTTATGCAGAATGTCTTATTAAAGAACAATGGGGTCAAAATCTAAAGAAGTTTGAAGGTATGCAAATGCCTGGTGGTTTGAAATTTAATGGTCAAAAAATTTATGATGAAGCTGTTACTGAAAAGGCTGCTTTAGAAAAGGAGATGATTTACACTTACAGTTTACCGGTGACAGATTTTATCGGCTGATTTATTTACTTTACTAAATACTTTTATAGCAACAACGCTGAAGGAGTGTTTAAAATGGAAAAGTACGGTTTTGTTTATATTTGGTATGATTGTAAACATAAAAGATATTATATAGGTTGTCATTGGGGTCTTGAAAATGATGGTTACATTTGTTCTTCTTCGAATATGACTTCCGCATATAAAAGAAGACGACAAGATTTCAAGAGAAAAATAATATCTAAAGTTTATACAAATAAAAAAGATTTACTTGAAGAAGAATATCGTTGGTTGTCTATGATTAAAAAAGAAGAATTGGGCAAACGATATTATAATCTCCACAATCATCATTTTAGTCATTGGTCGAATGATGAAGAAAAAACTAAAATTTTATCCGAAATAATCTCACAAAAAACTAAAGAAGCAATGTATCGTCCTGATGTCCGAGAAAAATATCTTGCTGGGTTGACAAAAAGAGATAATGGTTCATCAAGGCCGGAAGTTAGAGCTAAAATGAGCGCCTCTAATAAAGGAAAAAATACTGGTAAAGACAACTCTAAAGCAAGAGCTCTTGCAGCATCTGCTAATAGAGGCAAAAAACTTTCTGAAGAACGTAAAAATCATATTAGAGAAACATCAAAGTTCAAAGAACTAAATAATATGAAAATTAAATGTATTTATTGCGATTTTATTGGTAATAAAGGAAACGTTGCAAGATATCATAATGAAAAATGTAAACAAAAAATCGCTTGCGCTTAAATATACAAAAAAGGTTACATATGATTTCTTTCAAACAATTTTCGGAAGCTTGGTTGACCGATAAACCTGACGTTAGATCGCCGGAAGTTTCTGGTTCTAATACGGTAAACGATCCCACAACATTCAGAAAAAATTCTGAAAAGATAGGAGAAGTTGGGGGAATGCATGTATATGCTTCTCATAATACAGGCGGTGGAATGACTCATTACACTTGGAACCCAGAGGATAAAAAAATACATCATGTTTTAACAAATTCAGAAACTTCTAAAGATAAAAATGGTTCTCTAAGATTAAAGTTTTTAACGGCGCATGCCAGAAAAAATTCTCCGGTAAAAATGAATGACGTTTATCATCATCTAATACATAAACATAATAGAGTTTTGGTAGGAACAAGTCATTCCGTAGGTGCGCAAAAAGTTTGGCATAGAATGATGAATCATCCTGATATTGACGTTCATGGCGAACAACCAGACGGTTCTCGTGTTGAATTAAAACAAGGCGATAAAACGCACGCTCATACCACAACAAAAGATCCTGAAGAAAGAAAAATAGGAAAAATGACGTTGGTGGATAGAAAAAGAGAATCAGGAGGCTAAAATCGCTACATCGTTTTTCTTTAATAACTTCCAATCATCACAAGAACAATTACTTATTGAGAATTTGATTATTGAATCAATTCGAATATACGGGGAAGATATGCTTTACATACCCCGTAAAATCAATAATTATGATTCTATTTACGGTGCTGACGATCAATCTAGCTACGAACAAGCATTTCCTTTGGAAATTTATATTAAGAATATAGATGGTTTCAAAGGCGACGGCAATTTTATGTCTAAATTTGGTATCGAAATAAGAGACCAAGTTATATTTTCTATGGCTCAAAGAAGATTTCAAGAAGAAGTTGGAACATTTACAACTCAACCAAGACCAAACGAAGGCGATTTAATTTATTTTCCTTTGAATAAAAAATGCTTTCAAATTAAATTCGTTCAAAAATTTGAGATGTATTATCAACTCGGGGCTCTACAGACATGGGAAGCAACGTGTGAATTATTCGAGTATTCTAACGAAATATTCAACACGGGTATTCCGGAAATTGATATACTTCAAAAAAACTTCGATACAAACCAACTAGATTTTGTTGTTTTCAACGAAAACAAGTCGCCGTTAATTAACGAAAATGGTGACTATATTGTTGTAGAAAATGCTATACTTAAGACACAAGTTCAAAATTCTGATAATCAAGAAATATCAGACGAATCAGATCGTTTTATTGATTTCAGTACTAAAGACCCATTCGCTGAAGGATTTTAATATTGTTTGGTCAAAATTTTTATTTCTCGCTTATAAGAAAATACGTTATTCTAGTTGGAACACTTGTCAACGATATAGTAATAATAAAAACAGATAAATCCGGAAATCAAACTGGAATTATTAAAGTACCCGTTACTTATGCGCCCAAAGATAAAATGCTGGCGCGTGTGTTACAAGACCCTGACATATCAAGACAAACCGCGACACCAACGCTCCCATTAATTTCTTTTGAAATGGGCCAAATAAGATATGACGGAACTAGAAAATTAAACACTGTTGGTAAAATCGCCGTAAAAAAAGATTCTAATAATTTCAAATATCAGTACAATCCTGTACCTTATAATTTTGAATTTAAAGTTTATATTTACGTTAAGAATACAGAAGATGGAACAAAAATTATCGAACAAATTTTACCTTATTTCACACCTGATTGGACAACAACCGTTAAATTGATTCCGGAAGTTGAAGAAATAAAAGATATACCTGTTATTTTGAACGACGTTAAATATGAAGATACTTACGATAAAGATTTTAAAGAACGCAGAGCTATTATTTGGACGTTAGATTTAACTCTCAAAGGTTATCTTTATGGTCCTGTTAAATCTGCCGGAATTATTAAATTTATCAACACTACTTTTTATATACCAAACGGTGTTCCGGACGGTCAGTTACAAAATGCGGTGGGTAATACTTCTCCTTCGGAAAAAATATCTATACAACCTGGTTTGACGGTCAACGGAACTCCTACCTCAAATATATCTTTAACCATACCGTATCAAGAAATCGAAGTTTCCGATGATTACGGTTTCATTGATATTATAACCCCTAACGATGATTTAATATGACAGAAAACGCAAATAATGACCCTATTGGCAAAGCTTTGGGGGTAACGCCATTGTCAACTGATAGTGCAGTCAGATCAATTATATCTGATGCACACAATGATAGTGCTCAAAACGATTTTGAATTGGCCAGAGCTAATATCATAACAATGGTAGAAACCGCTCAAGATGCCATAGATAAACTTTCAGAAATTGCAGCAAGCTCGCAACATCCAAGAGCTTTTGAAGTATTGGCAAAATTGATTGATACGAGCGTTCAAGCAAATAAAAATTTACTTGAATTACAAACTAAAATAAGAGAAATTAAACACTCTGACGAACCTTTAAACGATCAAGCAAAAACTATTAATAATAATCTTTTTGTTGGATCAACTGCAGATTTACAAAAAATGATACTCGGAATGAGAAAAGATAATGAAGATCAATGATTTAAATATATTTTATGTTTATGCTTACCTAAGAGAATTAGATAACACTCCTTACTATATTGGTAAAGGTAAAGATAAAAGAGCTTTTTCTTCTAAAAATAAAAATGTTAAAGTTCCTGATGATAAATCTAAAATAATATTTTATCAAACTAGTTTGAAAGAAAAAGATGCTTTAAATTTAGAAATGAAATATATTAAATTGTTCGGAAGAAAAAATAACGAAACTGGAATATTGAGAAATTTGACAGATGGAGGCGAAGGTTGTTCTGGGTTGATACAATCCAACTATCAAAGAAAAATAGCTTCTCAAACACATAAATCAAAACCAAAAACCGAAGAAACAAAAAATAAAATAAGCGAATCAAATATAGGTAAACATAAAAGAGAATTTGCTTTAAATGCTTCTAAAGCAGCAAAATTAATCAATACCGGTAAAAAAAGACCGGAACATAGCGAATTGATGAAAATAAAAATGAAAAAGCTTTTTGAAGAAGGCATTTTAGTTGCAAAAAAAGGTAAAGATAGTCCATCTTATGGAATTAAACGTTCCGAAGAAACAAAAAAACTAATTGGAAAAAATAGCGGATTGGCTAGATTAGGTAAAAAAAGAGGACCGTATAAAAAGAAGGTCGAAAAATTATGAGTAAACCAATACGCACATATAACGGAAATATGCTGCTGAAGCGTGCAGGTCAAAATATTGAATGGACGCCTGAGCTTATTAAAGAATATATGAAATGTGAAAAAGATCCGATATATTTCATCGAAACTTATATGAAAATCATAAGCGACGATGGTTTGGTTGGTTTCAAATTATATCCTTATCAAAAAAAGATGATACGATCTTTTGCTGAAAACCGTTTCAATATTGTAACAACCGCAAGACAGGCAGGTAAATCAACGACGACTTGCGGTTTTATTCTTTGGTTTATTATTTTCAATTCAGAAAAAACGGTCGCCTTACTAGCTAACAAAGGTGATACTGCCAGAGAAATTCTCGGTAAAGTGCACTTCGGCTATCAACACCTTCCTAAATGGTTGCAACAAGGCGTTGAAAAATGGAACGAAGGTTCTATGGAACTAGAAAATAACTCAAGAGTTATAGCTTCTGCAACTTCCGCTGATGCTATCCGTGGTTATTCTATTGATCTTCTATTCATCGACGAAGCAGCACACATTGATAATTGGCAAGAGTTTTTTACGTCAGTGTTTCCGACAATTTCTTCTAGAAAAAGCTCTAAAGTAGTTCTAGTTTCAACGCCGAACGGTTTGAATCATTTTTATAAAACTTGGGCTCTTGCCTTGGAAGGCAAGAATGGTTACACTCCAATTAAAGTTGATTGGAGAGAAGTACCTGGAAGAGACGAAGAGTGGAAACAAAAAATGCTTGAGGGTCTTAATTTTGACCTTGAAAAATTTGCTCAGGAAAACGAATGTGTTACTGGAAACACTATAATAACTGTTAGAGATAAAATTACTAAGATAGAATCTAAAATGACGATAGAAGAATGTTTATTTTGGTTGTGAGTTTTTTGGTTTTATAAATATATAAAATTAAGAGATTTTATTTATGAATTATAGAAAAATATGGAAAAATCATTACGGTCCTATACCAAAAGACAAAAACGGTCGTTCTTATGAAATACACCATAAAGACGGAAACCATAAAAATAATGAAATTTCAAATTTATCATTACTAACTATTGAAGAACATTATGATATACATTATTCACAAGGCGATTGGGGAGCTTGTGTTTGTATTGCAAAAAGAATGAAATTGTCTCCAGAATACATTTCTGATATACAAAAGGGTAAAAAAAGACCGGGCATTGGTGGAAATAAAAAAGGATATATTCCTTGGAATAAAGGTAAAAAAATTCATTCAGAAAAACAGAAAAAAATATGGTCGGAAAAAAGAAAAGGAAAAGTTCATTCTAAAAAATTCGAAGAAAAAAATATTAAATTATTATTAGAAAAATTTATTAATACACCGGTAGAATCACAATTAAAACAAAAAAATGGAAAATATCTTTCACATGAGAGAAAATTTGCAAATGAAAACGCCAAATTGTTTGGTATGACTAATACAAATATTTTAAAAATAATATCAGGAAAAACAATAGTATGGAAACATCTTTTCGACCAAATAGTAAATTCGAAATTTTAACTAAAGACGGTTGGTCCGATTTTGATGGTATCAGATCAGTTTTTAAAGAAAATATATTAGAATTAACTTTGGCTTCCGGAAAATTATTGGGATGTTCATCAGATCATAAAATTATGATTTCTGAAAATAATTTTGAATTTGTTTCTAATTTAAAAATTAATGACAAAGTTTGCGGCGAACCAATAATTTCTATAAAAAAATTACAACCGCAAATTGTTTACGATCCAGTTAACGTTTCAAAAAACAATGCATATATTTCAAACGAATTTATTAGTCACAATTGTGAATTTCTTGGCTCTTCCGGAACTCTTATTGCCGGTTGGAAATTAAAAGAATTAGTACCAAGAGCCCCTATAGTTGAAAAAGAAGGTCTTATTCAATATTTCGCGCCAGAAAAAGATCATATGTATCTGATGATTTGCGACGTTTCTAGAGGTAAAGGATTAGATTATTCGGCTTTCCAATTAATTGATGTTACAAAGATGCCTTATCAACAAGCAGCTTTATATAGAAATAATGCCGTAACTCCAGTAGATTACGCTGAAGTTATTCATAGAGTAGCTAAAGCATATAACAACGCTTCTGTTCTTGTTGAAGTTAATGATATTGGAGAACAAGTTTCTCACACGCTACATTACGATTTCAGTTATGATAATGTTCTATTCACAGAAAACGCTGGTAGATCGGGTAAAAGAATCACCTCCGGATTTGGCGGAAAAGGCGTTGACAAGGGTATTAGGACTACCAAAATTGTTAAATCTATAGGTTGTTCTATTTTAAAACTTCTTGTTGAACAAAATCAACTTATAATTAACGATTTTCATACAATCGCTGAATTAGCCACGTTTTCTAAAAAAGGTACAAGTTACGAAGCAGAACCAGGATGTCACGATGATTTGGTAATGTGTTTGGTTTTGTTTTCTTGGTTGTCAGAACAACAATATTTCAAAGATTATACTAACATAAATACTCTGATGTCTTTAAGAGAAAAGACGGAAGAAGATTTAGAACAAGATATGTCACCATTTGGTTTTGTTTTTGATGGTAGGGATGAATACGACGAAACGATTGAAAAGTTTGTGCCCGATAGTTGGATGTGGAACGTAAATCAAGATTTTTAATAAATAAAAATAAATTATACCATAGAATCCCATAAAGGAGACCTTAAAAATGCCAGTTCAACTTAGCCCAGGTGTAAATGTTACCGAAATTGATCTTACTACAATTGTTCCTGCCGTATCCACTTCAACAGGCGCCATCGGCGGCGTTTTTGCTTGGGGTCCAGTCGGCCAGGCAGTTTTAGTTGATTCAGAACCAAATCTTGTTTCGAATTTCGGCGAACCTTCAAATCTTAACGCGGAAACTTTTTTCACAGCTGCTAACTTCTTAGCTTACGGAAATTC